ACGCCGCCAGTTATTGTGTAACCATACCGTGGCAACAATTTTGCCAAGTTCTAGACTGGCGCCCATGATAATAACTGGTATCACCGCCGCAGAAAAAATTGCGGTTAAGCCAGCTACCGAATAATAAGCCGCTACAACACTTAATAACAGTGCGGTGGCCAAAATACCTAAACCAAATAACATAGATCTTTATTTATTGGTGGATGAGACTGGTATCACAGCATGTTTAATCCCTATCCAAGTACCAAAATTAGAATCTGGCACTTCAAACCAAACCTGTAGAGATTTTGATGAGTCCCAGGCTATGAGTTCTAGCCTACGTCTAATGCCGCGTTGGCCTCGCCAGTTCTTGCCAAATTGTAATCGTGCTTCTCGCATGATAGTATACCACTGGTCAAGACTTTTGAGTTCAAAATAAAATTTGTGCATGGGCAAAGGCGTTACTTTAAGAGAGTCGGTTGATTCAAACATGCTCTGCGCAGGGGCCTGAATTTCGACAGACATATACATATCCTTTCACTGTTTGGTTCCAACACGCATACCCTGGGGTACCAGCCCAGTTTTGACTCATTGCTGAGTCCTTGGACAGTGTCTCAACCTACGGGATTTAAGCCTATTTGTGCCACGGAAATCGCAGGCCCGGGATTAATCCCGCGACTCCATTAAACCACCCAATCTCTCTGTCCATGCACACAGTAATTATACACGAACATTGTCAGGGTGTCAACAATTGTCACTCATCTTCGAAGTCACTGACATTGCCGTCTTCGTCGGCAATGATAATACGACTGTTGCCATCTTCGTCGGTGATTTCCAGTGGCCCCCAGACGTACACATCGGTGTCATTTAGATACCACTCATCGTCATCTTCTAGGCTCCAAGCACCATTTTCATCAATGAACTCCATGAGTTCAACTTCTTGTTCCTCACTGACGCCGGTGATTTCAACATCGCCCCAACAACCACCATCTGACATTTCAATCAACTCTGAGTCACCAATATTGGGACCACTTAGACTGTTCATGTTCAAACTGTCTTTGGCAGTATTTCCGCCGGGCACAGTGGTAAACTCAAATTGCGGAAACTCGCCGTCTGTGGTTTCTACTGAGTATTCACACCAGCGGAATCCGTCAGTGACCAAGATACGGCCATTGCCGTTGTTTTGGACAAAATGCTCATGCTGTTCACAAGACTTTTTGTGATAGGTCTTGACGGTCCACCACTTAGATTTAGATTCTTTGGGTTGTGCTGTTTCGGTTGCTTCATCGGGTCCAAAAGGCCAAGGCATAATTTTCTCCTTTATTTGCTAAGATAAGCCATCACAGTTTCTGGGCTGGTTTCGCCGTAGGGATCAGGATTGTCCGCTGAACTTGGTGGTTCTTCAAAGAACTTTTCAACATCACCGTCATTGAGCACAACAGCAAAGCGCCGGGAACGCCGACCAAAACCAACAGCACTGAAGTCGGATAACATGCCTAAGTTGTTGGCAAACTCTCCATTGCCATCGGGCAATACTTTGACATTCTTGATGCCAAGTACTGCCGCCCATGCGTTCATAACAAACGCATCGTTGACTGACGCAACATAGATTTCATCAATGCCCATTGACTTGATCTTGTCATAGTTTTCTTCAAAGCCCGGAAGCTGATAAGTTGAGCAAGTGGGTGTGTATGCACCGGGTAGGCTGAACACAATCACTCTCTTGCCGCCAAACAGCTCTTGGGCAGTCTTGCGTACAAACTCGCCACCAATGGGGCAACCTTCGGGTTTGAAACTGGGTGCTTCATCTCCCACTCGAAAGTGGAATGTGATACTGGGTTTAATTTTCGTCATTTTTTCTCTCCTTCTAATTCTAAAACTAATTTTTCAATTTCATCAACATCAATGTCTAACTGTGCTGGTGCCTGGATGCGAGACATGGCCAATATTGGATCCCAGGGCTGGCAATACTTCTTGCGATTCTTAAGACCTTTGGCGGTGTTGGGGTCATAGTCAATCCAATCAGTTTTTGTGCTGTCACATTCGGGACAATGGCTGTTGTAATCATCATCGTCCCGTAAATCGTCACGCTGGCCGGTCCACTTGCAATTCTTGCAAATATATTCTGGAGGTTCAGGTGGTTGGTTAACCCAGGAACTGGTATCCCAGTTATAGCCGGACCAGGTAACTACACCTGCTTGATTCACAGGGTTGAATTGGCCATATTCCCAATCGCCAAACTCTTTGCCGTCCCAATATAGTGTTCCGTATGTGCTACCATGACCCCAATTCACGGAGTAGTAGCCAGGATACACCGGTTTGTCTTTTTCAAACTTAAATTTGGGAGAGCTTTCCCAATCGCCGGGACTTGACCCAATCGGCGGGTGTCCCCAGTCTTTTTCTTTGGGCTCGTAGCGAGCCCAATTACCGTCATTGTCGGTCAACATGACCATGTTAAAGTCTGAACTCTTACCGTCGGTGCTACCACCCCAGTTTTCGATTTCTTCACCGTCATAGTAAACACTATGAATAATTTCCTCACCATCTACTTCATCATAGTGCAGGTCTAGCAGTTCAGGGTTGAACGGTGCTCGAAGTGCAATCTCGCCTTCAAAGAAGGTGCCCTTTTCATTACTGGATCCAATGAAAACAACTTCGCCTTTCTTTTTCATGCCTACCCAATATTCGTCATCGCAACACCAGGTAGGACTGTTGTCTTCGCCACCGCCGATGTTATCGAATGATTCTTCAAAAACAGTATTGCCATTTTCATCTTCAATCTGTAGTGTGCCAGCGTCGCGGCTTACACCATTGACATGGCAGATGTCATCACACTCATACCAGGATCCTGGGGGAAATGGCAACTGATCCACATCAAGGTCCATGGCCTCTATATAATCGCCATCTTCATCACCCCAGGCAATTTCCATAAGGTCAACGCCTTTGTCATTACAGTAGTTCCAAACTTCTCGGGATACTGTGCCCATGACTTTTTCGCCGCCGTAGCCCCACATGGAGATCTTGTAGGTACGAGGAGTGAACTTGAGAACTTCGATCAGTTTCTCTTGTTCAGCAATGGTAGATTTTTTTGGCATTAGTCGTCCTTTTTAAGTCCAAACAATTGGAGCAGGTTAATAAAAAGATTAATAAAGTCTAGATACAAGGTCAAGGCGCCTGTGATTTCCAATGCAGGATTGGTCTCTACGCTAAGTTCTTCACGAATCTTTTGTGTGTCGTAGGCTGTAAGCCCTAAGAAGATGATAATAGCCAATGCACTGATAACCATTTGCATTACCGTTGAACCAATAAAAATATTAATGATGCTAGCGATTATGATAGCGATCAGGCCAACAAACATGAATTTTCCTAAACTGTCAAGGCTTTGTTTAGTGAAGTACCCATACACGCTCATCACACCAAACAGTATGGCCGCTCCCATGAATGCACTGACGATACTCCCCATAGTGAATACGGCGAAGATAGTGGCAAAGCTCAAACCCATTAATGCCGCAAAACCATGCAAACATAGCTGAGCAACACCTTTGCTAGGATTGTTACCTAACACCATTGCCACACCAAATACTGCCGCTAATGGTGCGAATATCACGATCCATTTAATGATACCAGTGAAAAAGAATTGCAGTAGTTCAGGGGTCGTGCCCACAAAATAACTGACTATCATACTAACTAGCACAGCCAGACTCATGTGTCCATACACTCGCCCCATAGCTTCGTTTAATTCAGAGGCAGTACGATAACTGACCACTCCATTGTTTGAATAGTTTGCACCTAACATTTTGGTCTCCTTTAAATATTAATTGTGTGGTTGGTCTAGTTTAATGCTTGCAAGCCCTGCTATCACTTGAAATTGTTCCCAAGCATGTTTGACACTGTGGTTATTTTCTAATTCTTCAGTTGACACAATAGTTTCCAACCAGTAGTAAGGCAACCGTCGAGGATGGGCACCAAACTGTCGGGGCTGGTGTAGTTTGCCTGAGTCGTAGAGATCAATGCTTACAGAGCGAAAACGATCTTCGTCCTCGTCGCCGTAGCCTGCCCATTCGGGATTTGAACCTGCAAACATTCTAATCATGCTGCCACGATTACTGCCACCAGCATAACCTTGCCAAATACCTCGCCACTGTTCATCATTGTGCGGGTCAAAGTTGGTTCGAGCCACAATGACCAAGACATCGGCTATGTCAACCTTGCCTTCCACAATGTCTCGCACACAACGACTGTAACTCAGTCCAATTTTCATATTACAAACTTTTTCTTTTCAAAAAATTTACGGATGCGCCAGCGCACGTAGTGAATCCATTCTCGAGGGTGAATCATAGTTTATCTCCTGCTTCAAAATCACGGAATCGCAAAAATCTAGGAAATCTCAAGGAGTATGTTCCGTCTTGGTTTTGCGTAACTGCATCAGCTTGGACTTCCACCAGGTGGCCAAATAGGTCATCCCGGGCCAGCCAATACTCATCACGATCGCTATCGCTAAAACCACTACCAACATTGACTCGAACGTTACGTCCATTATCGACTCCTTCACAAATTATAGCACCCAACCTACCTGCATTACGACCAGTTCCTTCTTCAAAACCCACGATATTGAGATCTACCGAAATGGTGGGCTTCCATTTCATCCACGAATCTGAACGTTTGCACTCGTATGGTGCATCCATGCTCTTGATCATGATGCCTTCGAAGCCTTCGGCCACAGCATCCTCGGCATAACGGTGCATGATATCATGTCCGGTGGCTGTGTCTAAATCCACATCCAGGCCATTCATGATGCGTAGACAATCGGTTTCCATAAGCTGATTGCGGGCCGACTCCAGCCACTCAATACGTTTGTACTGTTGTGCATTCCAGTGACCTTCTTTAAGAGCATCCAAGGGCAAGATGTCAAAAATATGATAGACCATGTTGGTGGTTTTGGCATCACTTTTACGATGTGCCTGCTTCATGAGCTTTTGAAAGCTCTCACCCACAATTTCTCCGTCCAAGACAAAGTGGCCGCCGGTGCCGCGCCCGTATTGAAATGCTCGACGATTGTCTAAAATAGCTTCAGCAATCTGTGGGAAGTTTTCAAATTCTTTGCCATTGCGACTGTAGAGCGTACAGGCATTGCCAGATATTACTGCCAACACACGCACACCATCCAATTTGACTTCCAGTCGTTTGACGCCTTTTAACTTTTTAGGTTGGTCTGTGGAGTCTTGCGCCAACTGACAGCTGAATACAGGAATCCGCCACTCAGTTCGGCCAAGTACTTTGTTGAGAGTTTTTTCTGAAATACCGCAACGTAGGTCTTTGATCAACACACGGCGTGCAAGATTGTTCCATTCGTCGCTGTCAAATTCTTCTGCACATTCTTGAATAGCAGCACGAGCACGATGTCCTGTGATACCGCGAGTACGTAGGTCTTCCAGCAGGGCCCAGAATCGAGGCCAAGGGTTTGGCTGTCCGGTCAGTCCTTCAGTTTCGGGTACCTGACGGATGTTAAATGTATAGAAAGTATTGTAGGCCTGGTAGCAGTTGAACAAGAAACAT